CGGGCGTGGGCGTTGGGGTAGCGGCCGACGGTGTAGGCGGCGAACTTGTAGACCACGAACAGCACGCCCAGGGCGGCAGCAGCGGTCTCCTTCGCCTCGATCACCACGGTGTCGTCTTCCCACAGGTGCACCTCGTCGGCGGTGACCGCGTAGATGGCGTCCTCGGTGCCGGCGGTGCCGGTGCCTGCCGTGTAGCGGATGTCGACGTTGGCGTCGACGATCACCGGCAGACCGGCCAGGTAGCCGGAGGGGCCTTCGCCGTAGCCGTACGAGGTGACGCCGCCACCGGACTGCGGGCCGGCGCCGATCAGGTTGACAAACGGGAACGAGGTGCCCACGTTCGATGCCAGCCACCAGAACCGGCGGGGGTGCATCACGAAGTGCGACACGCCACCGTAGTGGTTGGTCTGTACCTGCTGGATGGCGTCGAACAGCTTCGGCCACAGCTCGGCGGCGGTGGGATCTGCGTCGGTGTAGGCGATGTCGAGGTTGGCGTCGGTGACGGCGTTCAGGCCGACCGTTGCCTCTCGGATCATCGTCTGATCGAGCAGCGTCTCCACGTTGCCGAGCAGATCGGCGATGATCGTGGTATCGACGCCGGTCGAACGGCGGATCGCCTGGATGCTGGCGGTCTGCTGGCCGGCGAAGGTGAGCACCGGCACCGAGAGCGTGGTGTCGTCCATGTTCGTCTCGGACGTGTCCGCGTTCTGCGTCTGCACCGCGGCCGACGACTCGGTGGTGATCCGCGAGATTTCCACGGTCATGCCCTGAGCGGGCAGCATGTGCTTGTTGGCGATGTTCGCCAACGGGCGGCCAGCCTTGCGCTTGGGGGCCACCATGTCGGTGAGGTACTGCGGCACGGTGAGCCCGGCGAACGCGGTGGTTGCGACGGCACGGGCTTCCAAACCGGGGCGGTGGATGCGCTCCTCTGCCATGTGCTGCTGGATGCGCTGCGCTGCACCGGGATCGTCGCGCCGGTTCACGAGGTCGGCGAGGAAGTTCACGCCGTCGCGCCGCTCGGTTTCGAGCGAGTAGGTGCGAGCTTCGGCGCCCACCCGGACCGGGGAGGTCGGTGCCTTGGCGGCTGCCTCGTGGCGGCGGGCTTCCATCTGCTCCAGGTCCGCAATGCGGGCCTTGATGCCGTCGGCACCGTCGAGCTCGGTGTCGAGGGCGTTGACCTTGGCGCGGGCCTCGGTGAACGCAGCCGTCTCGGCGTCGGTCAGGTCGGCGCGGCCTTCGGTGGCGGGGGCGGCGAGGATCGCGTCGAGTGCGGCCTTGGCCGCGGTGCGCTCGTCGATCTTGGTCTGCAGCTTGGTGCGCAGAACGGTGAGGAAATCGGACATGGGGTGTACTCCTTGTGGAGGTCGTGGGGTTGTTGGGGCGGCCGGGTGACGTGCGCGAGGGTGACGTGCACAGGTGACGTGCCCTCGTTGGGGCGGCGTCCGTGCGGCGTCTCGGCGGCGTCTGCCGTTTCGTGATCAGCCGAGCGAGTCGGCCAGCGCGAGAGCCAGGCGCAGCGACATGCCACGCTCGGTCGGCTCGATGGGGGCGGCCGGCGCAGCGGAGCGCAGGCCGATGATCGTTGCCTCGTTCGCCGGGTAGGTCACGGCGGACACGTCGAACAGGCGAACCTCGAGGATGCGCCGTTGCGTGTAGTCCTCGTTCCATTCCTGCAACGTGGCCATGAACGCGAACGACATCTGATCCACGTCGCCACGGTCGAGGCAGGATTGCAGCTCAGCGGCGGACGGGTTGCGCAGGTCGAGGTTCGGCGCGTCGACGAACAGGCCCATATCGTCGGCGGTGAGCGTCATCGTGCCCGACTTCGTGCGAGCGAGCGGCATCCCCTCGTGATTGAGCAAGAACCGCACGTCGTCGCGCTCGGCCAGCGACTTCGTTGCTGCGCCCTTGGCGATCGACTCCGACCAGCCGTACGGGGCGCCGCCAGCGACGTCATACCAGGTGTCCCACGTGGTCGCGTAGCCGGACACGTGGTAGGTGCCGTCAGCGTTGGCGCGTGCTTCGATCTTGTAGCCGCGCGATTCCACCACGTCGCCGGCGTTGCGGGCGGCGAGCCCGGCAGCGACCAGCGTCGGGGTGTCGGCGGCCAGACGCTCGCGCACGGCATCAGGAAGGGAGCGGGTCAGTAGGTCACGCATCAGCGGCCTCCTTCATGATGTCGTTGCGGCCAGGTCAGGACCAGGCACGTCGAGGTCGGCGCCAGCTGCGTTGATGATCTTGCGGGCTTCGTCGGCGGTGATGACTTTGCCAACGCCCAGGTACACCTTCTGGATCACCTCAGCGACAGACAGGCTGCGATCGGTGGTCTTTGCCGCGGTCGGCGCCGATGTCCGTTGCTCGGCAGTGAGCGCAGGGAGGTTCTCCAGCCTGCGCATCTCGTCGACGGTCATGAGTGGTTCCCCCATCAGGAACGAAACCTCGGCGCTGAGCTTGTAGGACTCGTAGCGGCCCTTCAGGTCGCTCCGGAGCAGCGCGTCGACGTTGTGCTTCACGTAGCGGCCGGCGGGCACCAGCGTCGACAACGCCTGCTCGAGCGGTATCAGGTACTTCGGCGACAACGACAAGGCGATGAAGTCCGCCATGCGCTGCTCGCGGTTCGCGTAGGTCAGCGACCCACCACCCGAGACGGCTGAGCCGATCAGCTCGGGGAACCCGCCAAGGAACGCACGAGCGATCTCCTCGGTACCGAACCGCTGCGTCTCCAAGAACTGCGAATCGTCTGGCGGGATGTCGACCTTCTCCATCGACCACCCGTTCGGCATCAGCATCGGCTCGCGGCTGCCACGGGTGGTGTCAATGATGCGGGCCTTGAGCGCCTTCGCTTCCTCCACTCCAGGGTCGGCGCCGGGCATTTTGAGAAACACTGTCGGGTGACCGCCAGAGTCGAAGAACTGGGCACCGAACTGCTGCGCCGCCAACGATGCGCCGATCGTCTGACGCTGCACCTCGATCGGGTTGCGACCGATCGGCGAGCCCGGCGGCTGGAACAGCGCGAAGTGCCACAGGTCACCGAACGGCCAACGCTCGCGCAACTTGCCGTCGACGAACACCTGATAGCGGCGCTCGGTGCGATCCCAGTCCCACCGAACCCGGTCCGGGTGGATCGTCACCGCACCGGTCGGCTGCCCCATCTCCGCGCCGAGCAGGTCAGCGTACGCGTTGCCACGAGCGGCGACGCTACGCAAGATCTGCGCACGGAACGCCACCGCAGTGATCGACGGGTCAGGGTCGGGATCAGCGAACAGCGCCGACAGATTCACCGCAACCTGCGTGCCGGCCTTCGTGGTGAACTCGTCAAGCGGCAACGTCGAACCGACGCCAGCGATCAACTCCAGGCAAGCCCACACAGCCGACGACGACAGCGCACTCTCCTGAGTGACCGAGACACCGGCGGCGGTCATGTTGCTGCGATCGAGGATGGCCTGCAGCGCGCCGAGCGTTGCTGTGCGATCCTCCACCTGGTCAACCGGGCGAGAGCGACGGAAGATACCCATTCACCACGCTCCGATCAGTAGAACCATGTTTGATGCTTCTCAGGCTCGGCCAGCGTCTCCACCGCACGCACCGCCGCCGTCGCGGCCAGTAGCGCCGTGATGTCAGTGCGGGCGCCGGCAAGATCCCACTCCCACCCGTCACCCACCTCACGGCGGAACGCGCCCCGCACCGAATCCTCCAGCAGCAGATCACCGAGGTGCACGATCTGCGCATCGCCAACGGCACGCACGAACGCCGCACACGCAGCACGCCACTCCAACCCGTTGAGCGGGACCGGCGCCGAGGTGGTGCACAGTGCGGTTGCCCGCTGAATCTCCGGGGCGAACGCCCTCGATGGGCCGTTGTTGTACCAGGCGACCGACGACGGCTGCCAGGTCTGCACGAACTCACGCAACCGGGCCTCGAACCGCCACAGCTCGGCGTCACGTACCAGCGTTTCGACATGCACCCGGCCGGCAGCGTTGCGACCAGCAACCACGAACGACGCCGACAGACCGTTCAGTCCGACGCCGACACCGATCACACACGGGCCCACGATCTGCGAACTCGCATCCACCAGCGTCGAGCTCATCCACACCTCAGGTGCAATCTCCGACGGGCGCACATCATGCGTCAACTGCGGCGGGTCCACCCACCGGTTCATGTACCCACGAAGGAAACCGGGTAGTCCCGGCTCGTACCCTTCATCGTCCACCTCGTCAGGGTTGGCGAGCGCCTTCTCCAAACGCGACAACAGGCGAGCGACCGTGATCGTATGCCCCAACGCCGGCAGATACTGCGCCCACACTTCGGGGTCGCGGTAGTCGGCATCATCAGGCAACGACCACTCCATGTAGCACGAACGGCTTGAGCGGCTCTCGGTCACCGTGCGCCGACCGGCGAGCACCTTGCGCCACAAGAACGTCGACAGGCGGTTGCCGGCCGTGGAGATCACGTACGTCTGCGGCGAACGCCTGGTGACCGTGGCAGCATCGACCGCCTGCTCCACGATGTCATCCTGACGGGCGAACGCCTCATCGATCACCGGCATGTCGAGCACGTCACCATGCGAACCCGTCGCCGTCGGTGCCTCGATCTGCAGGAACGACCCGGTGCCGAACAGGATGTGCTCGCTGCCGTTGTTGAGCGACGGCTTCCAGTCCGTGTCGCGCTCCGGTCGAGCTCGAGAGTGCGGCACCTCACGCAGCCCGGTCGCCTTGCGCAACAGCGGAATGAACTCCCGCTCCAACTTGCGCCGGGCCATCTTGCCGGACTGCGCCAGATACGTGACCGTCTGCGGTGTGCCCAGCCGGCGACACATATGCAGGCAACGCCACACCATCAACGCGATCAGCAGCGTGGTCTTCCCCGACTGGCGGGGAACGCTGATCACGACCTCTTCGTAGAACAACTCCCCCGTGTCAGGATCAACCTCGAGCGCAACATCAACCGCGTGCTGCTGCCACGGCATCAACGGCTTTCGCAGGCGCCTTGCGACCTCGCCCACCTCGTGGCCGAGCGTCACCCGCGACAGATCGCGCGGCGTCCCGAACCTTGGCAAGATCAGCAACGGCACTAGGGGTGATCCATCCGGCATCGGCTTCGCCATCGTCTGCAACGGCACGCCCCTTTGCGATCAGGTCAACCATCAGCGCACGCAGCGCCGTGACCGGGGCGGCAGCCGACCGAGGTTTCACCTTCGGGTCTTCGTTGTCCATGGCGGCCGTGTCGATCTCCCACGCCAACGAACGGCCGGCGGCGATCAACACGTTGCACTCCGGAGTCACGTTGTCGAGCGTGTCCACCAGCGCATCGAACGACAGCACAACTGACACCGCGCCCCCGATCATGCAGGTTTCATGCAGAAGCCATCCACCACGACCACAGAGAGAGAGACTCGCAGTTCTGGGCGGTCTGGCATCACCCCTGGTCAGACCCTAAAAACGCATCGTCCGATCCGAAATCTCACTCGGCGTGACATTCACGTCATGCACGCTCGTGTATGTTCATGCGAACCAGGGTCGGCTGGTGGGGTTGAGCTTGAGCGTGTTGGTTCGGCCAGCGCCGGCTGCGTAGTTGCATGTGCTGGCTTCGGCTGCGATCCATGGGCCAGGTGGTGGGCGGCGGGTGACGTTGTACCACGGTGGTGCGTCGATCCATCCGTCGATGGTGTGACCACCAGTCCAGGTGGGGCGGCTGCCGTCAGCGTGTGGCGGGTGTTGGTCGAGGGTGAGTCCGTCGCGCCAGCAGATGGCTGCGGGGTTGGCGTTGGCGAGTGCGCAGACTCGGCGTGCGGCGTTCGGGTAGGTGCCTCGGTGGTGTCGGCCTGTCACGTTCTCAACCCTTGCGGGGAGTCACGGCTGGCACATTGGCGTGACTGTAGCAGTATTGTTGGCGGGTGTGGTGGATAGGTGCTGCGTGTTGTGTCATTCGGGCCGTGCGACATCTGCCCACCACGGTTCGGGGTGGGCGAGCATGTACGGGATCATGTCCTCGTCGCCCGGGAAGTGCTTGCGGAGTACCCACCTTCGCTTGGCGGCCAGCTGCTTTGCGCTGTGGCTTTCCTGCCATGTCAGGCATGGCCACATGCGGCCGCATTGCGTGCACCGAACGCGCGGGCAGCCGTTGTCGCAACAGTCGGGGTCGCTGCACAGGTAGTTCAGTTCTGGAGCGTGGTTCTCCATGTTGTGTTCAGCTTTCGTGTCGGGTGCG